AAAGTATTAGTACTTAATGTTATGTTAAAAATCCTAAAACCCTTGCTTTTGCAGTTCTTTTCTACGACTGCTGTGAAGCGTTTGGTAGTAGATTTGCTTCGTGCAATCTGTAAACAGACCACGAATAAATTAGACGACAAAGCTGTTGATATTTTAGAACAGCAGTTGTTTCCTAAGTCTTAATTATTGTTGGATTTTTAGGAAAAACTTGGAAACAAGTAACAGGAAAGCTAAGTTCTTCCCATTGTCTATTGTGTGATGCCAGTTTTACTGCCTCTTCTTCATCATATGCCTGGATAACTGTTTGAAATCCTATGTTTTGTACTTCGTCTAAACCTATATATGCTCCAGGTATTCTAATTACCCAAGCTCTGATTCTCAAATCCTTGTAATTCGATCCATCCTTCTTCTGTTTCCGATTGCGGAAGCTCATCCAATGGGATTCCCAGAATTGTTGCATCTAAAGCTCCTACTATTTCTCCATTGTAAGCAGCAATTTCTAACAACTCCATATCTCGTTCACGCATGGCTATTTCCTCGTCAATAGCTAAAGAATCGTTCCAATACTCGACTGCACCAGCTAAAGCATCAAGCCTATCGTCATGTTGTAAAGAGTTACGATCAACAGTTAAGTGTGTTAGTTGATGAAACAACTGATATGCCAGGTGTGTCTCTACGCTATCTTCGTCTTTTGCCTTACTATCGTTCTCAATAACCGACCTATTGACTATTAATCGGTGTTGATTCATCACAGGTTCTAGTGCATTTATAATTCTTCGCTCTTTTTGCACGTTACTTCTAGCTGGTTCTACAGTACATGGGTATATTCTGCGCAGATATGGCTGTAAAAGGCTCTGTAGCATCCCCTGACCAAACTGATCTTCTAAGATAATTAAGTTTACCTCTTGTCTCTTAGCTGCCTGTGCAAGCCCTTCTAGTACAGGCTCTGTATATCCTTCTCTAAATGATCCTACCTCCAGGACAAACAAGTTTCCGTTTAGTTGAGCGACTATAGCGTATGCAGTTTCATCCATACCCTTACCAGAAGGGTCAACAAACATTACGCATCCGTCAAACTCTAACCATTCTCCGTGTATAAAAGCTGGCCTGTGGTAGTAATCTCCACTAAATCCTACAGCTGGTAAGTCTCCTATCCTATATTCTGCGCCTTG